CGCCGTCGCAATTGAGAGGAACTAAGAATGCTAGGCGGACTGTTCGGGCGCAATACTTCGGAGGAGCGATCGATTTCGTTCCAGACTATCTTCGCGTCCGGCGACTCGCTTGCATTGACGACCAACTCTGGCGTCACCATGAACCAGGACGAGGCGCTGAAGCTCGGAACCGTCTACGCTTGCGTCCGCCTGATCGCTGATTCGATTTCGACGCTGCCGATCGACACGTTCCGCCGCGACGGCACCGAGCGCGTCAACTATCCGCGCCCAGTTTGGCTTGACTTGCCCGAGGTCGGCATGTCTAGGACGACGCATTTCTCGCAGGTGCTGATCTCGCTGCTGATGAACGGCAACGCCTTCATTCGCATCTTGCGCGACGATCAGGGCATCGCTGGGCTGGTCGTCTTGAACCCACGCAAGGTCGAAGTCCAGCGCAACAACGTCACGCGGCGCGTCGAGTATTCGATTGACAATGGTCGCGAGATCGTTCCGCATGATGAGATGATGCACCTAACCGAGCTCTTGCTTCCGGGTGAGTTGCGGGGACGTTCGCGGATTGATCTGATCCGCGACACGCTCGGGCTGGGTAGGGCGCTCGACACGTTCGCCCAATTGTTTTTTGGTCAGGGCAGCACGCTGGGAGGCGTGATCGAGTTTCCGGGCGCGTTGACGCGCGAGCAAGCTAAGGATCTTTCGGACAGCTTCGAGGAGCAGCACCGATCGGTTCGCCGGTCGCATCGTCCCGGTGTCCTGTTCGGTGGCGCGAAGTATTCGCAGACATCGGCAGCACCTAACGAAGCGCAGATGTTGGAGTCCCGCCAATACAGCACCGAGGAGATCGCGCGCGCGTTCCGTTGTCCGCCAGCGTTGCTGGGCGTGACGACGACGGGCGCGATGTCTTACGCATCCGTCGAGATGAACGGCATCCATTTTGTGACGTACTGCCTGCGCCCGTACATAGTCAAGATCGAAGATGCCTACAGCAACCTTATCCCCGGCGATGCCTTCCTGAAGATCAACGTTGACGGCTTGCTGCGCGGCGACCAGGCTACACGCTACGCATCTTTCTCGACTGGCATCCAGTCAGGCTTCCTTTCGATCAACGACATCCACCGTCTCGAAGATATGCCACCGGCAGACGGCGGCGATGTTTATCGCGTGCCGCTCGCGAACGTCGATCTGGCTGCCGCGAACTTGACTGAGCTGGAGAAGAAGACATCGATCGCGGTGAAGCTCGTTCAGGCAGGCTTCGACCCGTCGGCCACCCTGGCGTCGCTCGGCTTGGACGCCCTGCCGCACACTGGCCTGCCGAGCGTGCAGCTGCAAGGTATCGCCCAGGTCGATCCCGAAGATCCAGCGGCGGCGTATCCGGTCGCGAACTGATGCCGTATTTCATCAGCGACCAGCAACCGGACTGCGGCGGCTGGGCAACGGTCAAGTTGGACGAGGGCGCCGAGCCGATCACCATTTACTGCCACGCGACCAAACAGCAAGCCGTCGATCAGATGGTTGCTATCTCGCTGGAGGAGGGGCTCGAGCCGGGCGGGGAGCGCGCGCTGCCAGAGAACTATCGCCCCGCTCTAGCCGATGATGTACCCGACGGCCGCGCTTGTGGTAACTGTCATTTTTACGACGAATCGAATGTGCAGGGCGACAAGGCGTGGTGCGAACGCTGGGACGAGTACGTCAACGGCGCGTATTATTGCAACGCATGGCAACCGCACGACGACGAAGATCAGTCGGGCGAGGCGTATCGCGCACCAGCACCAAGTGAAGATCAGATCACCGGCTCGGATGCCAACGAGCCCGGCTCGGCGTCGGGCGCTGGTGGTGATGTCAAGCTGGGCGCGACAACAGAAACAGCGCTTCGCAATAAAGTAACCGATCACAATGATGCGATGATGGCGAATGATCGCCCCGATTGGACGCGGACGACGTTCGGGCAGCTCGCCGCGGTTTATCGTCGCGGATCGGGCGCGTACTCAACGAGTCATCGTCCGGGCGTATCTCGAGCCGCATGGTCGATGGCGCGCGTCAACGCTTTCCTTTACCTCTTGCGCCGCGGGCGGCCGCAGAACGCCGCATATATTTCTGATTTTGACCTGCTGCCTGCCGGGCATCCGAAGTCGACACGCAGCACCGATGAGCGCGTCGTCGATCTCAGTTTGCCGGAATACATCATCGAGGCGGCCGAGCGCGGCTTGGAATATCACGCGGCCGGATTGTCTGGCGATGGCGTTGTGGAGCGCACGATCCGTGAGGCTCGTCTGATGGCCGACGGTCAAGTGTCCGAAGATAAAGTTATTCGGACGAACGCATGGGCGGCTCGGCACCTGGTCGATCTTGACGCCGAAGATAACCGTGATCCCGACGCCGAGGGATTCCCCGGCGCTGGCGCGGTCGCGTTCTACTTGTGGGGACTCGACGCCCTAGATCCACAACCCGCGATCGACTGGTTCGCTCGGAAGGCGGAGCAGATCCAAGCGGAGGAGCGCGCTGCGTTTGTCGTGAGCGAACCGCACGGTGCTACCATTGACCCTATGACTACTGCCGTCGAGACTCGCCGAATCACCGTCAATGAGTTTGAGTTGCGCGACCTCGGCGAAGGGGACGGCATGGCTTTCACCGGCTACGCTGCCGTGTTCAATTCCGAGTCGGAGCCGCTGCCGTTTATTGAGCGCATCGCGCCGGGGGCGTTTGCCAATTCGCTTTCCTCGCGGAACGAGATCAAGATGTTCGTAAACCACGACACGACGCGCGTGCTGGCATCGAAGCGCGCGGGCACCTTGCGCTTGTCTGAGGATGCTCACGGCTTGCGCGTCGAGGCCGACTTGCCGCCGACCACGGACGGCAAGGATCTTGCCATCTTGATGCGCCGCGGCGATGTGGATTCGATGTCCTTTGGATTCAGCGTTCCGAGTGGTGGCGACACCTGGTCGCCTGATGGTGCGACGCGCGAACTGCGCGAGGTGCGCTTGCATGAGGTATCGATCGTGACGGCCTTCCCGGCCTACACCGCAACGAGCGCCGGAGTGCGTAGCCTCGACAACCTCGCCGCCGCGACGGGTGCCGACGCGGGGCTGCTCGACGCCGCGATCACGAAACTCGAGGCTGGCGAAACGCTCGACGAGGATGCTGCGATGCTGATCGAGTCGGTCGTGCAGAAGCTTCGCGCCGATACGACTATCGGTGACGATGCTAAGGCTTCGCTCGACATGAAGCGCAAGCAGCTCGACCTTTTGTTCTCTCGCGTCTAACCGCGCCTGCGCCCTGTTACTATTTGGGTTGTCTGATCTGCGGAGCCGCGGCAGGCGCACCCCGGTGCGGAGCCGCGCGGGACATCCGTAAGACCAAACTTTTGATCCAGAAAGGATCACCCTGATGTCTGATTATCTGAAGCGCCAGACCGAACTGCGCGCCACCGCGTGGGAAGAGGCGAAGAATCTGCTCGACGCAGCTGCCGCCGAGTCCCGCGACCTGACCGCCGAGGAGAACGTGATTTATGATCGCATCTCCGAGGACATGGACAACCGCGCTCGCGTCATCGAGCAGATCACCAAGGACGAGGAGCGCGCTCAGCGTCTCGACGTCGCTGCCGCCAGCGTCCGCACGGACGAGGTTGCACCCGACGGTGACGACGACGATGCCGAGGCTATCCGCAAGCTTGCTCGCGGCGAGATCCGCTCGCTTGAGTTTGAGAAGCGCGACGTACTGAAGTCGAATACTGGAGCCCCAGTACCAACTTCGTTCTATGAGGAGATCATTCTCAAGGCGCGTCTCGTTGGTCCCATGCTCTCGACCTCGACAGTCTTGACGACTGCCGGTGGAGAGAACTTGCAGATTCCTCGCGTCAACACCTACTCGGCCGCAACGATTGCTGCTGAGGCCGGTGCCATTGGCGAGTCCGATCCTGCATTTTCGGCCTTCATCACGATGGGCGCTTTCAAGTTTTCGTATCTCGTGCAGGTTTCGCGCGAGATGATTGAAGACTCTGGCGTGGACATTCTCGGCTTCCTTGCCGATCAGGTCGGTCAAGGAATCGGATTCAACGTCAACAACGCTCTGACCGTCGGTACCGGGACGACTCAGCCGAACGGTATCGTTACCGCTTCGACTCTCGGCGTCACGGGCGGCACAGGAACCAGCGGTGCGTTTACGGCCGACAACCTGATTGACCTGGCATACTCGGTGGACGGCGCTGCGCGCATGTTGCCGGGTGCTGGCTACATGATGAACGGTAAGTCCATCGGAGCCGTCCGTAAGCTCAAGGACACAGCCGGTAACTACGTGTTCAGCCCCAGCCTCGCGGTTGGCGTTCCTGACACGCTCCTCGGCTTTGCGCTGAGCGAGAACCCGGCAATGGCTGACGCTGCGACGTCCGCCAAGTCCGTGATCTTCGGTCATCTTCCGTCCTACTACGTTCGTCAGGTCGGCGGCATTCGTGTCGATTCTTCGACTGACTTCGCGTTCTCGACGGACTTGGTTACGCTTCGTACGATCCTGCGGGTCGACGGTAACCTTCCGCAGGTTACTCACATCAATCACTTCATCGGTGGCGCATCCTAGCCGATAGGTAGAATGGTGGCTACCCGGCAGATCATTGTCGGGTAGCCACTATTTTTTTGATCGGGGGAGCATGTCGAACCGCGCAACGCGACGCCAGATGGCGAAGGCAAAAGTGCCAGCACCACCACAAGCCGAAGGCGTCACGCGGCAGCGCGTCCTTTGGGCATCGAACGCTCCTTTCTCAGCTACGGGCTACGGAGTCCAGACGGCACAGGTCGTCGAGCGCCTAACGCGCGACCGGCACGAAGTCGCGATCGCCTGCAACTACGGGCTTCAGGGTGCCGAGACTGTTTGGAATGGTGGCGTAAAAATGTATCCTTGCGGCGTCTCCGGGTACTCCGATGACATCATGAACGCGCATGCCCAGCATTGGGCGCACGGCAGCGAACTGCCTAGCCTGGTCGTGATCTTGTTTGACGTTTGGGCGCTAGAGAATCCGGGGATCAAACAGATTCCAAAGATTGCAGCTTGGGCGCCCGTTGACCATCAGCCTGCACCACCGAAGGTGATCGCGTGGCTGAAGCGCGAGAACGTGATGCCGATCGCGATGAGCCGATTTGCCGAGCGCATGATGGCTGACGATGATCTAGATTCGATCTACGTGCCGCACGCGGTCGAGGCGATCTTCAAGCCGACGCCATCGTTTGCCGATGCGGACGGCAAGCTCGTCACGGGTCACGAACTGATGGGCGTCGATCCCGATCGCTTCGTCGTGATGATGAACTCGGCGAACAAAGGCAGGACGCCCGTACGCAAGTGCTTCGGCGAAAACCTGCTCGCGTTCTCAATCTTCGCGAAGAATCATCCCGACGCGATGCTGTACCTCCACACCGAGGCATCGGCGATCGCGACGGGCGTAGACCTTCGCGCGCTGATCCGCGGCTGTGGCATCCCCGAGCGGCAGGTTTGTTTCGTTGACCAGTACCTTTACCGGATGAACCTGCCGCAGCAGGCACTCGCGGCGCTCTACAGCGCAGCCGATGTGCTGCTGGCGACATCGGCTGGTGAGGGCTTCGGCGTGCCCGTAGTCGAGGCGCAGGCGTGCGGAACGCGCGTAATCGTCAGCGACTGGACGGCACAGACCGAGCTCGTCGGCGATGGCTGGGCAGTCGAAGTGCAGCCGCTCTGGGATCCATATCAGGACGCCTGGTTTGCAACGCCAATGATCCCGCGCATCGTCGACGCGCTCGAGGAAGCGTACGCTGCCGAGCGCGGACCGAGCCAACAGGCGGTCGACTTCGCTGCTGACTATGACGCCGATGTTGTCTACGCGAAATATTGGCGACCCGCGCTAGAGCAGCTGGCCGCCTGGTCGCCGACCGTTGCCGAGGAGGCAACGTGATTCCCGTCATGATCGTCCCGGTTCTCGGTAGATACGACCTGCTACACCGCTTGCTCGGCACGATCGACGAGGAGGTCGGCGAGATCCTCATCATCGACAATGGCGACCAGCTGCGCCCCGCCGACCTCGCCACCTACCCAAACGTCAGGCTAGTGTCGTCGCCATCTAACCTCGGCATCGCAACATCGTGGAATCTTGGAATCAAGATGCATCCGCGCGCGTCGGGCTGGGTCATCCTCGGCGCCGACGTTTGGTTTCAGCCTGGGCGACTCGGCTTGTGGTTCAGCCGCACGACTGCCGATCAGATCACAACGGGCGCGAATCCACCCTGGGCGTGCTTCCACCTCGGTCGCGAAGTCGTTGAGCGCGTCGGCTTGTTTTGTGAGCGCTTCCACCCGGCGTACTTCGAGGACAATGACTACGAGCAGCGCGCGGTCGTTGCGGGCGTCAAGATATTCCATCCGGCAGTCGAGATCGGCCACGACAATAGTGCCGTCTTGTTGTCGTCGCCCGACCTGCAGGAACGCAATCGCAACACCTTTGTCAAGAATCAAGCGGTGCTCGCCGAGCGGTGGGACGGCTTGCAGCCGGGCGAGGTTCCACCGTTCCAAGACTGGTCGCTTGGCGAGCGCTGCGACTACTCATGGGACGAGTAGAATACAAGCATGGCGATCACCAACGGATACTGCACGCTCGCACAAGTGAAGGCGGCTCTCCGCATCACAGACTCAACCGACGACACGCTGATCGAGGGATCTGTCGAAGCGGCATCGCGTCTGATTGACGGCTACACGCTACGAAACTTCTACTCCGTCGGCACTGCCACCCGACTGTTCACGGCACCCGATCCGCTCTACTGTCCAATCGATGACATCGCGGGCACGGCGATCACGATCCAGACATCGACGCAAGCGGACGGAACCTTCGACGTCACCTTCGCCGTCACGGATTACCAGCTCGAGCCCTTGAACGGCAACCTCGACGGCATCGCCTGGGCATTCGACCGCATTCGCGCAGTCGGCGACTACGCCTTCCCGATGGTGTCGGCAAACTTTGGTGAGCAAGCGCTCGTCAAGGTCACGGCTGTCTTTGGATGGCCAGCCGTTCCGAAGGCAATCGAGCAGGCCACGATCCTCCAAGCCGCGCGTCACTTCAAGCGCTACGACTCGCCGCTCGGTGTCGCCGGATTCGGTGACTTCGGCGTCGTGCGCGTTTCGCGCTTCCTCGACGCCGATGTCCAGATGCTAGTCGAGCCGTATAAGAAGATGCGGCTGTTCCGGTGACAGCGACGGTAGGGCAAGTCAAGACGGCACTCGCCACGAA